TGAAGGGGTTAAAAAGTTTAAGGGGTGGATTATAGAAACTCAGGGTGAATCTGAGCCTAATGTTTATCTTTTCAAGGAGTTTAGATGGAGCTTAAACAATAGCAACTGGTCTTTATGGACCGAATTAACTGACGAAAATGTCCAGTCCCTAGTTTTAGATCCCAATAAGGGTCTGTATTTGGAATTCAAATTTACCGCAGCATCTAACGAGGATTTTAGTCCATATTATCCAGAGGGGACAAATATTAGTCCGGATATTTCTATTGAAAATTTTGATTTAGATCTCGAATATGAAGTTGTCGATTATAGAGATTTGATTAAAAAACCAGCAGTTATTTGCTCAAGAGAACTTTATACAAAATCTGTTATTTTTAGTGAATGCGCTAAGAATATGTTTAATCCCTATGATGTTAATCGAGGAATAAACGTTTATCAGGATTTAAGTAAAATAGTCAATAATTTATTTGGCCACGAAGTTAATTATTACTCTGTTCAACCTAATGGTAGAGGAAAGGATGTTGTTTTAAAAGAATATAGTCTTTTTGATGTTGTTGACGAAAAGTGTATTAAAGTAATGGTACCAGGAAATACTTTTCCTGACAATAAACCTATCTATGATACCTTCGGAATTCAATTTGAAAATCCAATAGAGATCCATATCGACAGAAAATATTTCGAAGGAATTTTTGGAAAGGGTGCTCAACCAAGAAAGAGAGATATTATTTTCTTCCCTTTAACCAATAGAATTTATCAGATAGAATCTACCTATCTCCACAGAGATTTTAATCTTTACCCTGTTTATTTTAAATGTCAATTGATGAAATATGAGGTAAAACAGAATACTCAATTCATTAATAAAGTAGCAGAGAAAGAATTGCTAGATTACACAGTAAACACAAAAGACCTATTCGGGGAGGAAACACAGGAGGAAATAGAAAAAGTCACCAAGCCTCAACAATTCTTTGTCTCTTCTCAAAGGAGAACAGAGGATCCAACTAGATCTTATATTGACCAATATGTCCCTATTATAGAATATGATCTTAATAACAACTGGACAATTGTTTTCAATAGCTATTATGACCTGGAAAGATTTTTATATGACGATCCTACCTCTACTTCTAAAACAGACGAGCAAAGACAGGCTATTAGATATAAATCTTTGCCATCTTTAGGAGAAACTGACGAATTTTCTTTCATGTGTTGGTTTAAAAACAGAAATTATGTTGACAAAACTAGATTAGTTAATAAACCCGCACCAAAAATTTCAATAACATCCTATACCATCTCGGATGGCAGAATAACATATTCGACATATCCTATTGCACATAAACTCTCAATGGGAACTAATCCTGAGGGTTATGTTTCAGTCTTAGCTGATGGGGCAAGGTCAGGAGGATTTAAAATTCTTGCAATTCCTGATGTCTATAAATTTACCGTTAAAGATTTAGGAGCTGATACACCTGGATCTATCAGTACATGGAAAATGCAAAAGGCACAAGCAAGAACATTAATACATGGTAGAAAAGATAATCAGGGAGTACATATTCAGATGATCTGGTCGGGTTCGAATGCAACTAGCACAGGAACTGAATATATTCAGGCAGGATCTTTTAGAATACTAATAAACGATTTAGAAATATTATCTCCGTTTGGAGCAGGAACAACCTCTAGCATAGGTCAATTTATTCCAACTTTAGACGATTGGTATGGTTTTGTGTTTAATTTTTCCAACTTATTTAAACAATATTCAGTCAATGTTTGGCAAATGCTGTACGATCCAGAAAATTCGTCAGCTCAAACCTCAGATCTTGGATTAGTTCATCTAAAGGAAGGAATAACCACTACAAAGTACACATACTCAATCCCATCGGATGTTGAAACCAGTAATCAGGTAGAAACGTTCCAAACTGATAATAATTCCTATAAAATATTAGGAAGTCCTTTATATCTAACTAATTTAAGGATTTTCCAAAATATGATTGAGAAAGAAAAGCAGTCTTCCATTTTAAACCAAAATGTAGTAGGTGATTCACAGTTAGCAATTATTATAGATAATGCTAAACCTGTCTTGAAGCTTCCGAAGATAGCTAAAAATAGATAATTTATGCCAAGAAGACCACCTAAAAACAAAGCGGGTGTAAAACTCACTAAAGAAGATGCTCTTAAGAAAAAACAAGAGCTGGAAGATTTAATTTTTAACGACGAAATGCTGGACGGTTTGGGAGCACCAGATATTCCTCCTATGAAACCGATGAGAATGATGAATTTCGATTCTCTAAAAACTGAAGTGGAAACTGAAGCAAAGAGCATATTAACATCTCTAATTAAATTTTACATGGACTCCGATATTATCGAAGAGGGAGATTATGTTCATTATAGAGCTAAAATTGATGCTTTAAGTATTTCAACAATGGCTTTCCAAATTAGAACTGCTCAGCACGCAGTAACTAAAATGCTAGATGAAATCGACGCAGGGGGTCAATATCAAGCAAGAAATTTTGAAGTTTTGGCGCAGATGCAAAATCAATTAATGCAGATGCCTTTAAAGCTCCAGTCATATCTAGCAGATATGGAAAAAACCTATAAGTCTTTAAATACAGAGGCTAAGGCTTCAGATAACGTCAAACAGTCAGTAATGATGGATGACAACGGAAATCCTGTTACTATTCCAGGAATAAACGGGGAAGGTGGAACAGTTAAAGTCAGAGGAAATAAAACTCTAATGGAAGGATTACAAAATGTAATCAAGACCGAGGTTATTGTAAAGAAAGCTCAAGTAGTTGAAGATGTTGAAAAAAATCTGATTGACCCAAAAATGAAAGATTTGATTACTCCAGAAAATGAGTTAAAACAGCAAATGGAGGACGAGACAAAAATAGAACTTGACGAAGACTTATTTTAAATATGGCAGTAGAGGAGAAACAGCAGAGTAATTATTGGACGACCGAAAGGGTCATGAAAATAATAAACGATGCTGACGAGAAAGGAATAGATTTTAAGGATGTTGACAATCCATTTCACGAAAATGATCCTGAATTAAGAAGAGGCGGGATATTGTTTGAGTATACGGAATGGGAGGTAGAGGAGTTTAAAAAATGCGCATCTGATGTTACATATTTTGCTAACACGTATTGTAATGCCATGACCGATGAAGGAATCAGAAAAATCACTTTAAGAGATTATCAGGAGCAAATTCTTAATCAATATCAAGAACACAGATTTAATATATTTTTAAGTCCAAGACAGAGTGGAAAGACTGTGACATCTTCTATATTTCTCCTTTGGTATCTTCTTTTCAATTTTGATAAAAACGCCATGATTCTTGCAAATATTGGAGATACTGCAACTGAATTAATGGACAAGATCAAGATTATCATGAAAGGTCTGCCATTCTTCTTAAAACCAGGTGTATTTGTGTACAACGTTATGACCATGAAGTTTGATAACGGTTGTAGAATAATGGCTAAGACGACAACTAAACAGTCCTCTATCGGCTTTACAGTTCACTTTCTATACATGGACGAGTTTGCCCATATTAACCCAAACTTTATTGGGCAGTTCTTTAAATCCGTATATCCCACTATCTCGTCTTCCAAAATATCCAGGATTATTATTACATCTACCCCAAATGGGATGAATAAATTTTACGAAATTTATAAATCAGCTATTGAAGGGGAGAACGAATTTAATCCGATCAGAGTGGACTGGTGGCAGGTACCGGGAAGAGACGAAGAGTGGAAAAGGAAAGAAATTGCAAATCTTGGATCGGAGGAAGACTTTAACCAAGAGTATGGAAATCAATTTCTTAGTTCTTCTAAGCTTCTTTTAGATTCCTACACTTTAAAGAAATTAAAAAAGACAGAGGTCAATTACGTTCACAGAGAACTTCTGCCCTTCCAAAATTCCATAATAGATTATAAAGATTTAGTTTGGCACCCCAATTTTGATCCCACAAATCTTTGGGAGGATGGGGAAAACAAAAAATTTGTCATTTCTGTGGATACTGCTGGAGGTGGCGGTGGAGATTTTAGTGTTATTAATATATTAAAGGTCTCTCCCTTACCCCTACCTATGATAGAGGAGAAGAAGTTTTTCGAAGACGAATCAGATTTCTTTTGTCTCCTACAAGTGGGAATTTTTAGATCTAATTTAATACAGATTGAGGAGCTTAAGATGTTTTTGGAGATCCTAACAACTGAGGTATTTAATCCGGAGCACCTTAAATTGGTCGTGGAGGTTGACTATAGAGGTGAATACCTTATAGAAAAGCTTCTGAGTGGTGAAAAGATGTTTTCAGAGATGTTTGTGTTTACTAAACACACTGAAAGCTCTAAGCAATTAAAGTACGGAGTTAAGGTTACGCCAAAAACCAAAGAAAAATATTGTGAAGATTTAAAAATTAATACAAGAAATTCTAAAATAATTCCAACACACGTTCCAACAATATTAGAATTAAGCAATTTTGGTGAAACTAGTAAGGGAATTTATCAGAGTCAAATAGGAAAAGACGACATTGCAATGACCTTAGTCAACTCAAATTCAGTTTTTGAGTACCAGGATTTTAATTATTTAGTAATGGAGGTGTTTGATACCCTTCCGGATAAATACAAGATTGCCATAAACAAAAAGCTCGCTGAAATCGGCAGCGGGGGATTAACTGGAGATCCAAGTTCAAGAGAAATGGAAACTTATAATGTTTTCAAGGACTTCTTTTAAAGAATTATTTGATATATAGATTAAGAGTAGGACTCCCGGAGTTCCCGGCTCGAAAAGATATATACAAGTAAAAAATACAAAATGGCAAAGAAGTTAACTCTGGATCTATCCGTTTTTAAAAGTTCTGGTGTCTATACCTTAGAATTTGATGCCTCAGAAAACATTGTAGTAAATCCTCAGACCGTTAGATTGGTCGTTGGATTTTCAACTAAAGGGCCTTTCAACACGCCCGTTTATGTTCCTGATGTTCAAACCGCTCTTAAGGTTTTCGGAGATATAGACAGAGCTTTAGAGAAAAAAGGATCATTTTTCCACCGCTCAATATTTACTTGCTTAAACAGTGGACCTGTTTTCGCATTGAACCTGTTAAAATTAAACAATTCGGTAACGGAGGATAATGAACCTGATGTTGCTAACGGAGCAGACGTAGCTAGATACAGAGCTTTTTCTATCGACACTAATGAGGCGAATGGGGGAAATTCCACTGAAGAGTATGCAAAGATTAATGCTAACCTAACTAATCAGGACAAACTTGTTTCGTCTTATTATAACAAAGAAAAATTTTGGTTCCCTGATCCTTCTATGCTTCTTGCCACGATCCATACAACAGAGAAATCAAAATTATTTAGTATCGTTAACCTGAGTCAAAATCAGGTAAGTTTAATTATCAAGAAATCTCTTGATTCTAAATTACCTTTTAAAGGTTACGACGTAACAGCACAGGAATATTACGGTGCTAACAACGTGCCTAACTTTATGCACCCTCAAGATTATCTTTCAGATTATTTTGTTGACGTGATAGTAGTTAGCGGAAATTGGACAAAATACAACGAACTTTCTTTAGATCCAATTTATTCTTCATACTTTACTTCTAAAGGATTCGTAAAGAGTCAAATAGATAACTTCTTATCTCTTAATGAGGTAAACATTGTACTTTCTGCTACCGGATGTTTAATTCCTGATTTTGTAGATCAAAACGGAGCAAATCAGTATCTCAAGACAATTATCAACAACCAAGTTGGTCAAACGGGAATTCTTTGTACAGTTAATGAAGAAGGTTTAGACGACTTAGCATCTGGAGATTATTCTTATATCGATCTAGTAGGTCACCACCTAACATCAACTTTAGTAGATGGAACAGCAAGTGCTTCTGAACTTGATTTCTTAAGTTATAGCTCTCCTTTAACTGCTGATTTTACATACACACAAAATAGTACAACAGTAGAAGACGATACAAGTCCATTCTCAGAATTAATTGAGATCGGAACAAGATTTGTAGATGCCTACGGATCTCCTAGCATGGACGGAGTAATTTCTTCTAGTTTTGCTACATACAGTTCTAGTAATCTAGATAACGGACTTCCTTATCTACAAACAAACTTCACTGGCGTTGATGCAGCAAGCAGAAAAACAGATCTTAAAAACTTCCTAGCTGTTACAACAACATCTCCAGGAGCTAAATTTATTATCGGTAAGGTAACTTCAAGCTTAACAGGAAACGTTGAAGCTAGAAAATTCTTTGCTAATGACGATCTTGTTAAATTAAAAGTTGAAGAAGTAAAGGAAATAACAGTTTCTCCAGGAAACGTTCAACTTAGAATTAAGTGGTCTCACCCTTTATTCAAAGCTGCTTCTCCTTTGGTGTCCCCTTACGACGGAACAAACATAGGAAACGGACATTATCAATTCTGTAAAGCAGATTTCTTTGATAGATTCGATCCTGTAGAAACAAGTCCAGGATCTTTAGGAAGCCCGGTTGTTATTTCTCCAACGATTGGAAATTATAACTACTTTGGATACGAAGAGTCTTTAATGTACTTAGATCACAAAAACGGATTAATTAGCGATAGCGATGTGATTTATAAGGCATACGACGGATCTACTGTACAGTACGTTAAATTCGAAAATTCAGTAGATAGAGACGGATTTAAAACCGTAGCAATGAAAACATACGCTGATGCAGATTTCACTACAGAGGAAATTGCAGTTGCTTTAGGAATAAGCTATAAGACAAATGCAACAGGATCTGGAGATACAGTAGATGCAGATCAAGTTAACGTTGTATCGATCGCAGGAAATTTAAATCAATATATTGATGTAGCATCAATCATTTCATCAAATCAAGTTGAAATGACAGTAACTAACGTTGCAGCTGCAGGTTTGAAAGTAGGAGATCTTCTAGTTTCAACGGAGACTGATCTATTCCAAACTGATGTTAATAGACTTACCAGAATTATAGAGTCTAAAAAGGTAGCAGTACCTGGATCTCCTGGTAACTATACAATCTACGTGAAAACTGATAGACCTATTAAAGTTTATGGAGGAACAAGAGTTAATAAATTCAAACAAATTCATTCCTTTATTGATAACTTTAAATTCACATATCTTCCTGGATTCCAAATTAAAGCTTCACATAAGCCTAATGGATCAGATGATAGAATAGATGAAATCCTAAACGTTCTTACAGAAACTAACATTTCTAAGACTTTAGCTGACAGAAACATCATCACCTTTAGATACGTGGTGGATACGTTCGATGGACAAATTAAGACTAACTCTAAGTCTCAATTAGCATTACTTGCTAAGAACAGACAAAAATGTCTTGCTTTAATAAATGCGCCTTCTTTACAGAAATTTAAAGAATCTATAGATCCGAGATTTACTGATTCCCCTTCTGCAACAGAACCAGCACCTTTAATCAATGCTAAATATATTGCAGACGGCGGTAATTTAGATCTTAACCCTTCATTCAGATTTACTCTTCCTGATGAAGATACAGGAGCTAAGTTCTGCGGTGTATTCTCTCCTTTCTTAACAATTAGAGAGAATGGCAAGAACTTTAATATTCCTCCAGCAGCTCACGTAAGTAATAATTTTATTAGAAAATTTGTTACTGGAGAACCTTATTCAATCGTAGCTGGTCAGAAAAGAGGGGTACTTTCAGGATCTAACTTAGTTGGACTTGAGTATGACTTCTCTCAAGAGGACAGAGATTATCTAGAACCTTTTGGAATCAACCCGATCGTTAGAAAAAGAAATATCGGATTGGTAATATTTGGTAACCAAACTGGATATCAAAGAACTAATTCTGCATTTAACAACTTACACGTTAGAGACTTACTTATCACTCTTGAAGAAAGCGTTGAAGATATCTTAGCAAATTATGTTTTCGATTTCAACGAAGATTCAGTAAGACTTGAAATTAAAACAATTGTAGATAATTACTTATCTGGTGTTAAGAACGTTGGAGGTATTTACAACTTCTTGAGTATCATGGATTCTTCAAACAATACTCCTGCTATCATCGATCAAAATATCGGTATCATCGATATCATCATCGAGCCAGCAAGGGGTATCCATAAGTTCATCAACAGAGTAACAGTTGCTAGAACCGGCGGTATTGCTTCGGGAGGATTCATACAGTTTAGCTAATTTTATCAAAAACGAAAAAGCTAAATATATAAAATAAAAAATGGCAGGATTACCACATTATACATCAGCTAAAGCGGCGGTTAATAAATTTGAACCGGTTTATACCAACCAGTTTGAAGTTTTAATCACCACCCCTTCAGCTATTTCGGTCCCTCAGGGAAATCCAAACAATGGAAATATCCTTCTTGAGCACGTAAAAAGCATCGAAGGTCTTGGAGCGGATATAGCAGCAGGGGAAACGACTCAAATGTATAAGAATGCTAAAAGATATTATGCAGGATCAAGACCACAAAGAACAGGTTTTGATTTGGGCATTAATTTCGAGGTGAACTTGGATGACAACAATTCCATGTATGTTTATAAAACCATGAGACAATGGGCTGATTTAATCTATAACCCTTTAACTGGGGCACTAGGATTAAAGAAGGACTATACCGGAACAATAGTTATTAGTGTCTTCAATAAAGCAGGGGATGTTTTTAGAAGAATTACTTGTAGAGATTGCTTTATTATGGCACCGATAAACGCGATGGATCTTAGATACACAGGAACTGAAATTTACTCTTTAAGAGTTCAATGGGCAGTTGATTATTTTGACGATGTATTCCTATAAAAAATTAAAGAAATGGCAGGATTACCACATTTTACAAGTTCTAAAGCAGCAGTAAGCTTATACGAACCAGTTTATTTAAACCAATTTGAGGTTATTGTACAACCTCCAGTGGGAGTTTCAAATCCTCTCGGAACTGCTGGTAGAACCCTTTTAGTGGAAAACATCACGCAGATCACAGGTTTAGAAGTAGATAAAACTCCTACACCGGTAACACAAACGTATAAATTCGCAAACAGAAGATATGCAGGCGGTGCAGTTGATGACACTGGTGTTAAAATAAGCATTACTTTCCAGACTAATTTAGATGATAACAATTCTAACTATGTACACAGAACCCTTAGACAATGGGCAGATTTAGTTTACAACCCTCTAACAGGTGCTATGGGTCTTAAATCTACTTATGCGGGAGGAACTTATATCTTAGTTAGCATCTTCAATAAACAAGGAGACGTTTTCAGAAGAATGAAATTCTTGAATTGCTTTCCTACTGATAACCTTACTCCACTTCCTTTAACATACGAAGGAGGGGGAAATACACCTTACACAATCACCGCTAGATTTAGAGCGGATTATTTCGAGGACGTATTTAATTAATAATTCACCAAAAAGAATATATAAAAGGCTTATCCTACCGATAAGCCTTTTTATTTGATTCATTTCTTTTAAAAGGAAACCAAACTCTAATATGGACGACGGTGACGAACAAACTGAAAAAACTAAAAAACAAAGAAGACAGACTGGTTTTATACAAAGATACCTCGCTAATGTTAGCAATGTTCTTTCTCCCATTTGGGTACGACGCCCTGTTCAAGCTAATCATGGATCTAAGTGGTTCTTACTGGGTTGCAGATGCAGTCTTTTACTCCATTTCCGGCTGTTTTTGGTTGTCTTATATCTTACTTACGAGATACTTAAATAAATCTAAGTAGTATTTTTGAATCTTATTTTATCTTCCATACTAAAAGAGAGGATAGATAAAATAAAAAAGATTTATGGATCAAAATTTAGATCAACAGGCATTA